CTTGCAGATAAATGTGAGGTCGACCCATCCTATAAAGAAAGCTCCTCTTCTCTTTATCAGGCCTACCGCAACTATTCTCTGGACTGCAATGAGTATGTGCGTAGTACAGCCGACTTCTATTTTGCCCTGGAGAAGTCTGGTTTTGAGAGAGTCACGGTGAGAAGAAAGCGTTACTTTAAGGGGTTGCGCTTACATGAAGACACTGATGCAGACGAAGATTTTATGAATTAAGGCCACAAATGACAAGGTGTATCAATGTGTTATATAAAACTTTTCTTAGGCCTATAAAAATATCAATAAGAAAAAGTATGGAAAATGCCATTGATACACCTTGCGCCGCTTCAAATTAACGGCCTGATGGAGGACAAGTATGTTAGAAAAAACGATAGAAAAGAAATTGACAACCGCAGTAAAAAAGGCTGGTGGTATCGCACCGAAGTTCGTATCTCCCTCTTTCGCAGGGATGCCCGACCGCCTTATCTTATTACCTGATGGGAAGTTTGCCTTTGCAGAATTAAAAGCACCGGGAGAATCCCCACGCCCATTGCAAAAGGCAAGGCACAGGCTCCTTCGTTCTTTGGGCTTTCGTGTCTATGTAATTGATAGCATCGAGCAGATTGGAGGGATGATTGATGAACTTCGCACCTCATGATTATCAGGCATATGCAATTGATTATATTGAGACACATCCTGTGGCAGCAGTCCTGCTCGATATGGGTCTTGGAAAAACGGTCATTTCCCTGACTGCCATCGCAGACCTTCTATTCGATAGCTTTGAAGCCCATCGCATTCTGGTGGTCGCCCCACTTCGAGTTGCCAGGGACACATGGCCTGCGGAAATCAAAAAATGGCAGCACCTGAAACATCTGACCTTCGCTGTCTGTGCGGGAACACCGAAAGAGCGAAAAGCAGCTTTGATGGCTGGTGCTGATATCACCATCATCAACAGAGAAAACCTACAGTGGCTCATCGAGTCCAGTGGCTTTCCATTTGACTATGATATGGTGGTCATCGACGAGCTTTCTTCCTTCAAAAATCACAATTCAAAGAGGTTTAAGTCCCTCCTGAAGGTAAGACCAAGCGTCAAGCGTATCATCGGCCTCACCGGAACTCCCTCTTCCAACGGTCTTATGGATTTATGGGCTGAGTTCCGACTGCTGGATTTAGGAAAACGCCTCGGACGCTTCATTACCGAATACCGAAACAACTACTTCGTGCCGGACAAGAGGAATGGACAGATCATCTATTCCTACAAGCCACAGCCCTATGCAGAGGAACGCATCTATAGCCAGATTTCTGATATCACCATCTCCATGAAATCGACAGACCACCTGAAAATGCCAGAACTTATCTCATCCGAATACGAGGTCCATTTATCCGATGATGAAGTGACCCGATATGAAGAATTGAAGCAGGATCTAGTATTGGAACTCCCGGATGGAGAAATCACTGCTGCCAATGCAGCTTCCCTCACCGGCAAGCTATCCCAACTTGCCAACGGTGCCATTTATGCCGATACCGGCGACACCATCGAGTTTCATGACAGAAAGCTGGATGCTCTGGAGGATATCATCGAATCCGCAAACGGCAAACCGGTTCTTGTGGCTTACTGGTTCAAGCACGACCTCGCCCGTATAAAGAAACGCTTTGATGTGAGAGAAATAAAATCCAGTAAGGACATCACCGACTGGAATGCCGGAAAGATACCTGTCGCAGTCATCCACCCTGCTTCTGCCGGTCATGGACTCAACCTGCAGGCTGGTGGGTCCACCCTCATCTGGTTTGGGCTGACATGGTCACTGGAATTATATCAGCAGACCAACGCCCGTCTCTGGAGACAGGGCCAGACTTCTGGAACCGTGGTGATAGAACACATTATCACAAAAGGAACCATCGATGAGCGCATCTTAAAGGCTCTCTCCAAAAAGGAGCTGACCCAGAACGCCCTTATCGATGCGGTAAAAGCAAATCTATGACAATCTGTGACAATCCGAGGGAAATCTATTTTTTCGGAGGTACCAATCAATGACTGCAAAAGAATACTTATCTCAAGCACGCTACTTGGATAATAGAATCAAAAGCAAACTGTTACAGATCGATTCCTTAAATGAATTAGCTACCCGTTGCACACCGTCCTACTCCGATATGCCAAAGAGTCCTAACCGTGAAGGCTCAAGAATGGAATCTGCCATTCTTGACATCATCGAGCTGGAGGATGAAATCAGCAAAGACGTCATAGAGCTGGTGGCACTGAAGAAGGAAATCGTAGAAGTTATCAAGCAAGTCGACAATACCGAATACCAGACCCTGTTGGAGGAACGCTACCTCTGCTTTATCACATGGGAGCAGATTGCTGTTGATATGGGATATGAGCTGCGTTACATCCACAAACTTCATGGAAAGGCACTGGACGAAGTAAAAGTTCCGGCTTCCTATGAAGGTGGACATGAAATGACATAGAAAGACACTAAGCTCTTCTGATATTATTATACTAGCGAAAGTGAGAATCGCAGAAAGCCTTGTGGGACGAGTCCTGCAGGGCTTTTCTTATACCCAAGCGGAAGGAGGAATACGATGCCAAGAAAACCAAAACGTCCCTGTTCCTATCCCGGCTGCCCTAATCTGACAGACGGACGCTTCTGTCCGAAGCATGAAAAGAAGGAAGCCAAACGCTACGAGAAGTACGACAGAGACCCGAATGCCAAGCGTCGCTACGGACGTGCATGGAAACGTATCCGTGACAGCTATGCTGCTGCCCACCCTCTTTGTGAAAGGTGTCTTGAGAATGGTGTCTACACACCAACCGAGCAGATACACCATGTAAAGCCCCTCTCCCAAGGCGGCACGCATGATAGAGAGAACTTGATGGCTCTTTGCAAATCCTGCCATGCCAAGATTCATGCGGAACACGGCGACCGCTGGCACAACCGGTAGGGGCGGTCCACTTCTCTACGGTGAAGTCACTTGGGAACGGGCGTGGGGTCTCACGCACAAAGTCGCAATTTCAAACGGGGTATATAGGCCCCTGAACTGGAGGTGTAGAAAATGGCTAAGGACGGTACAAACCGTGGCGGCGCTCGTATCGGCGCTGGAGCCAAGAAAAAGCCCTTAGCTGACAGAATTGCTGAGGGAAATCCGGGCAAACGTGAGTTGACTGTCATCGACTTTACAGACAGCACTGTCGATTTAGAAGGTCAGCCGATGCCCAAACCATCCAAGATGTTATCTGCTAAGCAAAAGAACGGTAAAAAGTTAGTTGCTGCGGATGTCTATAAGAAAACATGGAACTGGCTACACGAACGTGGCTGCGTTGCTCTTGTCTCTCCGGAGCTTTTGGAGCGCTATGCCATGAGTGTTGCTCGTTGGATTCAATGCGAGGAAGCAATCACTGAGTTTGGCTTTCTTGCAAAGCATCCGACCACTGGCAATGCTATCCAGTCGCCCTATGTGGCTATGAGTCAGAACTTCATGAGCCAGACCAATCGTCTCTGGATGGAAATCTACCAAATCGTAAAAGAAAATTGTGCCACTGAATACAACGGAGCCACACCACAGGATGATGTGATGGAACGTCTTCTACTGGCACGGAAAGGAAATTGATATGGATTTATCGGAATTTATGAGCTTGCTAAAGAAATATCGCAGGCATTTAACCTTCCAGCAGTTTAGCACACTCAAAGGACAGGCTAAAGCTGGTGATATAGATGCCGCTTTCAAGGGATTAAAAAAGTTATTGCACAGGAGGACTGCATCATGCTAATTGAAAAGAAAAATGTCGCAGAGCTTCTTCCTGCTGATTACAATCCTCGAAAAGATTTAAAGCCCGGCGATAAAGAATATGAAAAATTGAAACGCTCCATCGAACAGTTTGGCTATGTAGAGCCTGTTATCTGGAATGCCAGCACTTCCCGTGTTGTTGGCGGTCACCAGAGACTAAAGGTCCTCATCGACATGGGCATCACTGAAGTGGAATGTGTCATTGTTGAAATGGATGAGGATAAAGAGAAAGCACTGAATGTTGCTCTCAACAAAATCAGTGGTGAATGGGATAACGACAAGTTGGCCCTTCTTATTGCTGACCTTCAAGGAGCAGACTTCGATGTCTCTCTCACCGGATTTGATCCCGAAGAACTGGAGGACCTGTTCCGAGAAGATACAAAAAAATGTGTTCAGGATGACGACTTCGATGTGGATGCTGAGCTTGCAAAGCCGACCTTTTCCAAGGCCGGTGATCTGTGGCTCCTTGGTGATCATCGCCTTGTCTGTGGTGATTCCACAAAACCTGAAACCTATGAACTTCTGATGAACGGAAAGCAGGCCAATCTGGTTGTGACCGATCCTCCGTACAATGTCAATTATGAAGGTAGCGCTGGTAAGATTAAGAACGACAATATGGAAAACGATGCTTTCTATCAATTCTTGCTCGATGCCTACACTCGCATGTACGAATCTATGGCCGATGACGCTTCTATCTATGTCTTCCACGCAGACACCGAGGGACTCAATTTCCGTAGAGCCTTTGCCGATGCTGGTTTTTATCTCTCTGGCTGCTGTATCTGGAAAAAGCAGTCCCTTGTCCTTGGTCGCAGCCCTTACCAGTGGATGCATGAGCCCTGCCTCTTCGGATGGAAGAAATCCGGCAAGCATCAGTGGTATACCGGACGCAAGGAAACGACCATCTGGGAATTTGATAAGCCTAAGAAGAACGGCGACCATCCGACCATGAAGCCTATCCCTCTTCTGGCTTATCCGATTATGAATTCCAGCATGACCAACTCTCTGGTCCTCGATCCGTTTGGTGGTTCCGGTAGCACGCTCATCGCATGTGAACAGACAGGGCGTATCTGCTACACCATTGAACTGGATGAAAAG